ATGGGCATGTCATAGATGTCCATGAAAAGTTATGCACTAATTCTGGTTCACCACATATAGGACAGATAATAACTTTACCATTTTTACCAGCCCTTGTATAGCGATTAACATTCTTACGACTGTGATCTTTAGATGTTCCATTAACATCAATGTTTAAAGCATCAAACAGCCACTCAAAAAAATCTTCTTTCATTTTAAAACTCCTTTAACGTACTAACATTAGTTGAAGATACCTAAGATACAGTTTGCTTTTTTCCATTTGATCATTTACATTCTGCATCTTTTTTTCTAATAAGATTATTCTATCTAAAGTATCTTGTTTGTTTGCATCATTATCAATGAGATCGTGACGCAGTATTTTTGCACACACTTGCGTCACTTCCCCAATCTCTTCTATGAGGTGTGTTAATGATGTCTCTAGTTGTTTATCAACTAACATGCCGCCTCAAGCTCTTTCCAGTATGTTGAAGCAAGCATTTTACGAACCGCATCCTCACGATTAACTTTCTTCATATGAAGTTTGCTCTCTCTCTTGCTGTCATTAACATGAGTTGACCATGATGTAGCGGCCTGATATGCAGTCCACAGGGAACCTTTCATCTGCGTACCATACTTTTCATATAAACCTTTACCGTGTACGTGTCGGTTCTCTTCATCAAATGTTTTCATCAGATTTGACAGCACATTTTTATTAGCTACTTTCTTACGTGTGATATTATCAGTACGCTTTGCTAATGTTTTGCTAAATAGTTTGACCGCATCTTCACGATCTAAAGATGTATTATACCACATCTTCATCTCTTGCAGTCCCTTCCCTGATATGTACTCGGAAGCAGCTCTGATCTTTGCACCGAAAGAAACAGGACTAAAGTTTCTGGTATGTCTGCCATACACATAGGAAAGTTTATTACCATTAACCAATGTATTGAAACAGAACTGTCGGAATAATCCCATCATACCGTTGTTTGCCCATGTCCTGTTATGGCTGGTTCTAAATACAAACTGTGGTATAACAGAGCCAGTGCCATCTATGTCCTGTTCATGGGCAGGGAACGTAGCTCTAAGTTCCATTCTTGAACCACTATCGTAAACATCTGTAATAAAGTTAGCATCAGTAAAATCTAGGCCAGCAATAGTTAATGCTTGCTCTATATTTTCTACAATCTCCAGATATTGCACAGGTTCATAGCTATTGGAGACAATAGCAATAGGTTCTCTTGTATCCTTACGCCTTAAACCCACACCAATATCGGACGCTACCTCTTCACAGAACGTAGTGCCATCAACGCTTTCATTTATTACTTGAAGAGGAAATTTTTCCACTTCAAAATTAAGTTTATCATGATCAAACATTTTCATTTTCCTTTAAATCTTCTAACATTTTATTTATATGACCCATACATCTTAAAAGATTATCCTTGTCATATAAATTTATAACACCAGTTAAACGCAGAACGCTTAAAATTTCTAGTGCTTCTTCAAGTGCTTGGGTTTTATTCATAGTTTGTGTACTCTTCGTACCCTGCACCAAGATCCTCCATTTCATTTTGAATCCAGCCATTGAGTTCCTCAATGTAAGATTCGTCTTTTTCCATGTCCTCTAAGGACACGTTGCACATATCCATATACTCCCTTACCATTGGTAGACACCAAGCATCATTACTTGTGTTTATAAATTCCTGAACCTCATCAACATTTTTAAACTCTGGTGTTTGCATTTTACTTCTCCTTGTCTAACAACTCTTCAACTTTACCTGTTAATGTGCGATTAAAACAGGCACTAATTAAGTGCGCTCCATGTAACATGGAAGGTGCTTGACGCATTGTATAATCCATTATAACACATAATCCAGAAAATGCAAGCTCCGCTGGATGCTGGTTTTCTTCTTCAAGAAGTTTTAACTCTGTTAAAATTCTATCTTCTACTATATCAGCTTTCATTTTTCCACTCTTGCTTGTTGCGATTGTACTTTTTCTTGTCAAGAACAATACGTTGTCTGTACTTGCTATCTTGTAAAGATTTAGCATAGACATTAGCTTTGCTTACTCTATGCTTAGTGTCGGACTTCCCCATGATAAATTCTTACCCTCTAATATTTCAAGTTTAATAATATCTTTGTAGT